TGAGATCTTAATTCAATCAATTTATCTTGTAATTCTTTTATTAGTACTGCATTTGCGTTTTCTACAAACTCTTTTATTTGTGCCGGATCTGTAACTTCAGCACCTTCAGTTGTTGTTATTTTAGAAATATTTTTTAATAATATGGTATGGCTTAATTCTGTTAATGCTTTGAAACTTTCATTAAATCTTTTTACTTTCTCTTCCGGTGCCATGTCTGTATTTTGTACTGTTGAATATAATTTTTGTTGAGTAAATGTTTTAAGAGCAGTAGTAGTCATGTCTTTATATGTTAAAGGCCTTACTGCAATTTTTAATCCATCTTTTAATTCAATATCATTGTTTACCTCCGTAGTTTTAATTTGCTCTAACAATGCTGGTAAGTTTAATGTATGCGATGCTTTTTCGGTTGTTCCAGGAACATTAAAATTAATATCCATAGTTTCACCATATGTGGCAATACGTATTGCTATTAATATTGTATCTAAATCATAATTGCTTATTTGCCATGCATCTTTAATTTCTGGAATACAACTCTGGATTACATCTACCATGCCTTGACCATTCATTAATGCATCTGGTGTTTTAAATATAATTTCATCGCGAGCAGTCATTGGTTGTACACCTACCTCTCCTGTTTGAGATGGTATTAATATGTGTGGAGGATAATTTCCACCCGAAGGTAACGTAACAAATACAGCAGGCTGTCTAAAATACTTGTTTAATGGGTTTGCGTTTTCTGGCATTTTTTATATCTATAAATATACATTAATTGCGTATATATGTCTATATTTATATGCGTACATAATGATAGGAATTAAAACCATATGGCGGAATTTAGTACAGATGAAATAGGCAAATTAGCCGAGGCAATGGCGAAGGCCGTTGAAGGTAAAACAACCCGTGAAGAAAAACGAGCGGCTATAGAAGAACTTGCCCAAACAAAAGAAGGTAATAAATTACATCGGTTGAGTAATAAAGAACAACAAACTCTTTTAAAACAACTTAAAGCATTAATAAAAACTTATCCTGAATTAGCTAAAGATACAAAAGCAATTTCTGAAAGATTTTCTGATCTTGAAGACAATTTAAGAGCAGTTAGATCTAGTTTAAGAGGATTTGGTTCAGCCGCATATACAGGTACAGGATCAATAAGTGAATTTACTGAAAATTTACGAGGTAGCAGTGAAGTTTTAAATTTTGTTGCAGACCTTGGTAAAACATTTGACATTAATGCTGAAACATTTCGAGGATTAGCTGAAGTTGGTGGTAACTTTAATCAATCTATTGTAGAAATGAGAAGAGCCGCGGCATCTGCCGCTTTGCCACTGGACGATTTTGCCGCCCTAGTTAGAGATAATGCAACAACACTAGCCGCTCTGTATGGTTCAACTACAAGAGGTGCTATGGGTATTGCTGGATTGTCAGAAGCATTAAGAACTGAAGCTACACCAGAATTAGCTAGTTTAGGTTTTACAGTTGATGAAATAAACGAAACACTATTAGCAAATTTAGATAGACAAAGAAGAACAGGTATTTTTGATAGATTAACTGACAAGCAAAGAATTGAAAGTGCTGGACAGTTTGCAAAAGAACTTGATAGATTAGCAAAACTTACAGGTCAACAAAGAGCAGAACTTCGTGCTCAACTTGACCAACAAGCCGCTAATGCTAGATTTGCCGCTTTTATAAGAACACAAGACGATGACACTCAAAGAAGGTTGTCAGGATTTGCCGCAACAATAGGAGCAGTGTCTCCAATGTTAAGTGAAGGTATGCAAGACATAATTGCTAATGCCGGAGTACCTGTAACTGAAGCTGGTATGCAACTTGTACAGAACTTTCCAGAAATGCAAAGTGTTGTTAGGTCATTAATTGCTGGAACAATAAACTCTGAGCAGGCTTTAATGCAAATGAGAGACCTTTCAGTTAAATCATTAGATAGATTTAGTGCGGCGGCGGCGACAGGACAAGTAGAATTCTTAAATTTAACACCTGGTATTGTTAACTTGGCTGGATTAACATTAGAATATGGCAAAGTACTTGATGAACAAGGTAACGTTGTAGCAGGTGGTACATCTGCATTAATGCAATTTCAAGAAAATGCAAAAAGATTATCAGCGGCAACACAAAGTTTAGAAACAGGATTTTATAGTATGTTAGGTTCGTTGGGTGGAGAAGGAACTACTAGTGTAGTAGGTGCTATAGGAAAAATGTCTGACAATTTTGTTAAAGGTACATCAGATTTTACAAAAGCATTATTATATGGTACAAAAACTCTTACAGGAATGGGATTAAATTTATTAAAAAATACACTACCAACATATATGGCAGTTTATAAAGGAACTAGAGATGCAAATCTAGTATCTGGTGGTGGTGGAATGTTTGGTGGCTTTGGAAAAAAAGCAGGCGGATTTGCAAAAGGTGTTGGAAGAAAACTTCCTATGCTTGGAGCAATTGGAACAGCAGGCATGAGCATCCATGGAATAGTTGATGATGACCCAACAAACGATAAGTCATCATGGGCAGGTATAGCCGGATCAGTACTTGGAGGAATAGCTGGAGCTATGTTAGGTGGACCAATGGGAGCAATGGTTGGTGCAACATTAGGAAACATGGCTGGATCAACTGTTGGTGGAATGTTTAGTGGTGATGGTAAAGCAATCGGTGGGGATATGACTGCTGGAAAATCATACATAGTAGGTGAAGGTGGACCAGAATTGGTAGAACCATCTGTGGCAAGTACGGTTACATCAAACGCAAACCTATCTAACGCATTAGACTTTACACCATTAGATAATAAACTAGCCAGCGTGGTAACAGAATTAATCACTACAAATAAAAGTCTCAAAGAAATGGGAGAAGGCGTAAATATGCTTGTAGGCGTTAATAGCAAGATTTTGCGATCTAGCGAAGGTCAGTTAAGAGTACAAAGAAATGTGACTGGCAATGTTCTTTCAGCATAAATGTCTTGCTGTTTACCTTAAAAAAGTGTAATATAAACTATGGCTTGGAAAAAATATTTTAAAGATGCGAACTTATCTCCAATTTCTGGAGAAAGAGTGCCTAACTTTGCAAAAAGAAACTATTCATCATATCTACCTGATGTTTATACAGGACATCCAAATAGAATACAAAGATATTTTCAATATGACCAAATGGATTCAGATAGTGAAATTAATGCGGCACTAGATATCCTAGCAGAATTTTCAACACAACAAAATAAAGAAAACGAAACACCATTTGATATAGTGTTTAAAGATGAAACAACTGAACACGAAGTTAAACTTTTAAAGAAAGCACTTCAACAATGGACTTTAGCAAACAAATTTAATAAAAGAATTTTTAGAATATTTAGAAATGCTCTAAAATATGGAGATTGTTTCTTTGTAAGAGACCCAGAAACACACAAATGGTTATATATGGATCCATCAAAAATTGACAGAATTATTGTTAATGAATCTGAAGGCAAAAAACCCGAACAATATGTTATAAGAGATATTAATCCAAACTTACAAAAACTATCTGTAACATCAATAACACCAAATCAAACTTATGGAGGTGGTGGAACCACTGGTGGTGGTACTGCAGGATACTCACAAAGTTATGCAGGTGCTGGCAGAGGTTCTGATATGTCGGGTTTTGCTGGAGCAACAGGTGGACGTTTCTACAGAACAATGAATCAATATGCCATTAATTCTGAACACGTTATTCATATGTCAATGTCAGATGGCTTAGACAACTTATTTCCTTTTGGACAATCAGTTTTAGAACAAGTTTTCAAAGTTTACAAACAAAAAGAATTATTAGAAGACGCAATTATCATTTACAGGGTTCAAAGAGCACCTGAAAGAAGAGTATTTTATATTGACGTAGGTAATATGCCAACACACTTGGCCATGCAATTCGTTGAAAGAGTTAAAAATGAAATTAATCAAAGAAGAATTCCAAGCACATCAGGTGGTGTCAACTATATTGATGCAACATATAATCCTATGAGCATTAATGAAGATTATTTCTTTCCGCAAACAGCAGAAGGAAGAGGATCTAAAGTTGATACACTACCGGGTGGTACTAATTTAGGTGAGATAGACGATTTAAGATTTTTTACAAACAAATTGTTTAGAGGATTAAGAATTCCAAGTTCTTATTTGCCAACTGGACCAGATGATTCACAACAACAATACAATGACGGTAGAGTGGGTACTGCGTACATACAAGAATTAAGATTTAACAAATATTGTGCTAGACTACAAGCACTTTTAAACACATCATTTGATTTAGAATTCAAATATTGGATAAAAGGTAAAGGATATAACATTGACAATGGAATGTTTGAACTTAAATTAAATCCACCACAAAACTTTGCGGCATATAGACAAACTGAAATGGATCAATCACGTGTACAAACATTTACACAGATAGCAGAACTACCTTATATGTCTAAAAGATTTGCGTTAAGCAGATATTTGGGATTAAGTGAAGAAGAAATGGCAAGAAATGCTGATCTTTGGGCAGAAGAAAATGCTGTACCTAAGAAAAAACAAAGTAAACAAACACAATTACGATCAGGCGGAGTAACTCAAGCAGGTGTTACATCAGATTTAGACCAGTTTGAAGAACCAACAGCTGAACCCGAAGTACCAGGACCGGGACAACCAGGACCAGGAGCACCAGGAACAGTACCTGGCGGTGGCGGAACAGTACCTGGAGGTACCGGAGGTGGAACCGTTTAAAGGTTAAATACTGATATGAAACTATTAGAATTCTTTACATATACAGGAGACGGGTTTGAACAAGATGCAACATACGAACCTGAAAACGATATTTCTGTATTAGATAAAGATGATACTAGAAAAACACGACTTTCTCTTAAAGATATCAATTCTATGAGATTAGCATCTGAAGAACACGACGAACAACAAAAAGATGAAGCAGAATTTGTTCAAAAAATGTATGCTCAACCACAAGCAGACGATTTAGCAATCTAATTTAACACATCCTTTAGTAAAACAGAATAATTAATATAAATCATGAGTGATATAGCATTTGTATTAGGTAATGGAGAGTCTCGAAAAGGAATCCAAATAGAAGATTTAAAAAAACACGGTACGGTGTTTGCCTGTAATGCTGTATATCGTACTGATCGTCCAGACTTTTTGGTTGCAGTAGATCCTAAAATGTTATTAGAAATAGGTGAGACCGACTATGTTAAAAATAATCAAGTATGGTCTAATTATAATGTACAATATGAAAAAAATCAAAAAATATTAGATCATGTAAAATGGTTTCAACCAAGTCTAGGATGGAGTTCTGGGCCAACAACATTAAGATTAGCTTGTGAAAAAAAATTTAAAACAATATATTTGTTAGGATTTGACTATGCAGGATTTAATGACGATAAAAAAGGAGCAAGTAAACGATTTAATAACTTGTTTAAAGACACTCGTAACTATAAAAAAAGCACAGACGAAGCTACATTTTATGGCAATTGGATGAGTCAAACGAAAAGGTGCCTACAAGATTATAAAGATACGAAATTCCTCCGTGTGATACCTAGAGACTGGTTTTCTCCTAAGGATTTAACCTGGAATGAGAATTTAAGTAACGTTATAATCACTGATTTTTTAGCTAATTTTAACCTTAAACTAAAAAACTAATCAAAATAGCGGTTTTTGTCAAATATAGGTACCTTTTTTCCATTGTTGAAGTAAATACAAACACTTATAAGCAAAAACTTGCCAATTAACAAGGAGCACGTGTAATATGACACAACCAACGAATAAGTTTGAACAGTTGTTAGAGCTTTTAATTAATGAAGAAAATGATAAAGCGGAACAACTATTTCATGAAATAGTAGTAGAAAAGTCTAGAGACATCTACGAAGGTTTAGCAGATGAACAAACTGCTACAACAGAAACTAAAGACGAAGCTAAAGACGAAGCTAAAGAAGACGACAAGAAAGACGAATCAGTAGTTAAAGAAACTGAAAAGTCTGACGAAAAAGCAGAAGACAAAAAAGAAGAAGCGGTTAAAGAAACTGAAGGCGAAACAGTTGAAGATAAAGACATAAAAGACGAAGGTGTCTTTACTAAACCAGCACCAACACAAGTTGCACCTCAAAAGTCTGACGAAGAATCAATTGAAGAAATTGGTGGCGATGCTACTGACGAATTAATTAAAGATATCACAGGCGATGAAGAAGGTGAAGCAGATGCGGCGGCTGACGAATTAGGTCAGGACATGGGCGCGGATGCTGAAAACGGTGAAAACGGTGAAGATGGATCTGTAGAAGACAGAGTTGTCGATTTAGAAGATGCTTTAGATGAACTAAAAGCGGAATTTGAAGCGATGCTGGCGGCACAAAATGGAGATGGAGAAGCAGAAGAAGAATCTGCAGTACCATCAACAGCGGCACCAGTTATTCCAGCAGAAACAAAACCAGAATTGTCTAGATTTGAAGGCAAAGACGCTAAAGAAGATAAGAAAGACGCTAAAGAAGAAAAGAAAGAAACTGTGAAAGAATATAAAAATCCAGTTAAAGCGGATATGAGCGGCGGAGACGACAAATCAGCAAAATCACCAGTAAACACAAAAGTTAAAAGTGCAGGTGGCACAACGGCTAATATAGCAAAAGGTGGAGGAGACGAAAAAGGTCGTCCGGCACCAACTGCAGAAAAAATAGCTAGTAGCTTTGAGAATACTGGAGGAAAAGCAAAATCAACTTCTTTCAAAAAGAAAGAAACAGCTGATCTTAAAGATGGTTCTGACAAATCTGCAAAATCTCCAGTTAACACAAAAGCGTAACTGTTAGATTTAAGGAATTATCAGTATGTCACTTTATCTTAGAGAACATTTAACCTATGATCAGGCTCGAATACAGGTCTTGCACGAAGGCAACCAAGGCAAGGATTTATTCATGAAGGGAATCTGTATTCAAGGCGGCATTAAAAATGCCAATGAAAGAGTTTATCCTGTGCAAGAAATTGCAAAGGCAACTAAAACTCTTAATGATCAGATTAGTTCAGGTTATAGTGTACTTGGAGAAGTAGATCATCCAGATGATTTAAAAATTAATTTGGACCGTGTGTCCCATATGTTAACAGAAATGTGGATGGACGGACCAAATGGATATGGTAAAATGAAAATTTTACCGACACCGATGGGCCAACTTGTCAAAACTATGTTGGAATCAGGAGTAAAACTAGGCGTCAGTTCTCGTGGCTCTGGTAATATATCAGAGTACGGTAACGGCGAAGTTTCAGACTTCGAAATCATAACAGTTGATGTTGTGGCCCAACCTTCGGCACCGGGTGCTTACCCAACGCCAATATATGAACATCTTTTGAATACAAAAGGTGGATTAAAGGCGAAAGGTCTGGCCGCTGAAGTTAGAAATGACACAAGAGCACAAAAATACCTAAATGAGGTATTAACTAACATAATAAAGGACCTAAAATAATGTTTGATATATCAAAACTAGCTGAATCAGGAGCAATTTCGGAAGATGTGCAAAAAAGCATCCAAGAAGCTTGGGATTCAAAAGTTAAAGAAAACAAAGAAACTGTAGGTGCTGAGTTAAGAGAAGAATTTGCTAAAAGATACGAGCATGACAAAGGAAACATGATCGAAGCAATCGATAAAATGATGACTGAAAAGTTATCTGAAGAAATTAGCAAATTTATCGAAGATAGAAAAGCACTAGCACAGGAAAAAATATCCTACAAAGAAAACGTAGGCAAACATTCAGCGAAACTTCAAGAATTTATAATGAAGAAACTTGCTGAAGAGTTAAAAGAACTACATGGCGACCGTAAAGGTGTTCATGAAAACTTTAGTAAATTAGAAGAGTTCGTTGTAAACGCACTTGCTAAGGAAATTAAAGAATTCCATGAAGACAAGAAAGGCGTTGTGGAAACGAAAGTTAAATTAGTAGCCGAAGCTAAAGCACAAATGGCTAAACTAAAAGAAGCTTTCATACAAAAATCTGCTAAAGTTGTAGAATCTGCAGTTAATAAAAAACTTGCTGAAGAATTAAGCACGTTGAAAGACGATATTACTACTGCAAGAACTGTAAACTTTGGCAAAAAAATATTCGAAGCGTTTGCTTCTGAGTATCAGAACTCATATTTAAATGAGAAATCTGAAACTGCGAAGCTATTAAAGATAGTTGATGAAACTACTCTTAAGTTAAAAGACGCTGAGAAGGCCGTCAATGAAAAAGACGCGGTGATTGAGTCGAAGAATGCTGAGTCCAAAAGACAAGCAGACTTGATGGAACGCAAGGAAACGATGGCTGAATTGCTCAAACCATTGAGCAAACAAAAGGGTGAAGTAATGAGTCAACTGTTAGAATCAGTTCAAACAGCGAACCTTCAAACTTCATTCGACAAGTATCTACCTCACGTGATGAACGATAAACCAATAGCGACTATCAAAACTGCAAAAGTTATGACAGAAGCAAAAGGTGAAAGATCACAAAGGGAAGATGCAGACTTAACAGATATTCGTAAATTAGCGGGTATTTAACTATAAACTAAAAGGGGAAAGATACAAATGTCAGAAATATTTGAATCTAAATGGGGTGAAACTAAATCAGCCCTAACTGAAGGTTTAGAAGGCAACAAGAAAAAAGTGATGGGTGTCATTTTAGAAAATACTAAAAGATACTTGTCAGAACAAGCTACTGCAGGTGCTACATCTGCCGGTAACGTTGCTACACTAAACAGAGTGATTCTTCCAGTAATTAGACGGGTTATGCCGACTGTTATAGCTAACGAAATCGTTGGTGTACAGCCGATGACTGGTCCAGTTGGACAGATTCACACCTTGAGAATAAGATATGCAGATGCGGCAGGCGGAACAACGGCTGGCGAAGAAGCATTATCACCTTTCAAAATTGCGAGAGCATACTCTGGTAATGAAACTGAAGCTACACCTAAAGCGGCAACAACAGCGTCGAAAGAAGGTACAGCTGGTAACAGACTATCAATCCAGATCTTGAAACAACCGGTTGAAGCTAAATCTAGAAAACTATCAGCTAGATGGACGTTTGAAGCGGCTCAAGATGCTCAAGCACAACAAGGTATAGACGTAGAAGCAGAAATAATGGCGGCTTTGGCTCAAGAAATTACAGCTGAAATCGACCAAGAAGTTATTGGATCATTAAGAACATTGGCTGGAACAGCCGCTGAAACTTATGACCAATCAGCTGTTTCTGGTACTGCAACTTTTGTTGGTGACGAACACGCGGCTTTGGCTGTGTTAATCAACAGAGTGGCAAACTTAATTGCAACAAGAACACGTAGAGGAGCTGGAAACTGGTCAGTAGTTTCTCCAACTGCTTTAACGATTCTTCAATCTGCAACAACATCAGCATTTGCTAGATCAACTGAAGGTACTTTCGAAGCACCTACTAACACAAAATTTGTTGGTACGTTAAACGCTTCAATGAGAGTATACGTTGACGCATATGCAGTTGATGGTACATCAGTACTAGTTGGCTATAAAGGAGCAAGTGAGGCAGACGCACCAGCGTTCTATTGTCCTTACATTCCTTTAATGTCTTCAGGAGTTGTACTTGATCCAGCTACTTTCGAACCAGTTGTTGGCTTTTTAACAAGATATGGATATGTAGAGTTAACAAACACTGCATCTTCACTTGGTAATGCGGCTGACTACGTAGGTTTAGTAGCGATCACTTCAGCAAACTTAAAATTTAAGTAATCTTTTTATAGATTATTTTGAATCTTAGAGAAAGGCGGCTTCGGTCGCCTTTTTCTTTGGCCGAATTTTCAGACTTTAAATATGAATATGCGATATTGTTTTCATCATATACCAAAAACAGGTGGCAGTACATTAAAAGCAAGATTAAATCATCGAGCATCAATTGGACAAATAGATAAATTTTCATATGCAATAGGACATAATATAAGTGTATCCACACCTGGTAAGCACTATACATTATTAAGAAATCCTTTACACAGAGATATATCACATTTCAATTATGATTTTAATAAAAAAGAAAGCATAGCAAACACATTTGAAGAAAGTTGTAATAAAATGCATGGCAATTTTATGGTACTTTGGTTATATTCAAACTATCTAAAACAGTCAACTAACATACCAATTGAAGAAAAATATAAACAAGTACAAACAATACTAAAAAATAATTTTTTAAAAATTTTTAATGCTGATAAATTTGAAAACTCATGGAAAGAAATTACAAAAATATTAAACATCGATGTTGAACCAAGACTAAATTCCAATATATCTAATATAGATTATAACAAAATTGCAAAATATGAAAATTTATCTAACAAATTTAAAAAATGGCACAAACAATATAACCAGTATGATTATCTTCTTCATGAAGAATTTTGTATGTAGTTAAAGATTTTTTTCACTTCGAACGACTTACAATCCAAATAGCGTAATATAACTTTAACAATTGTCTTTCTAAATAATTCTAAGATTCGATAGAATCTTATTATCAAGGGAGGTCCAATATGGATATCATGGTAAAGGTAAAAGGATGGGCAAAAGGATTAGCTGATGTAGGCGTAAGTCTAATAGCATTAGGAATCGTTTTAGAAATTCTTTTTAATGGTCAAGGTGTTCCGTTCTGGCCACATATTTCTGTAATAGGAAATGTTCAGGGCGTACTTGCTGGCTTTTCAGATCAAGGTTTGGTCGGATTAGTAGCAATTTGGATTTTATATCATATCTACAATCGAAAATAATATAATAATCTAGAAATACGTTAACCTCAGAGAGTGGTGTAACTACTTTTAATTTTACACCACTCTTTTTTTATTTTTTTTCATAAATATATACAGTTCAAACAGAGCTCCACTCAAGTGGAGACTTATGCGGAATTAACCGCGTAGCGAGTAGAACTCGCATTAGGCTCTGAACAGGAGAAAACAAATGGGAAGACCAATCAAAAAAAGTAAATTTGTATCAAGTTTTGGTGGCACAACAGCGGCTAAAATTGCAGTAACTGGATATCGACCAAGTGGTGGATCTTTAGTTAGCTCATCTATTGCATACATTGTATCTCAAAGAGGATCTAAATTATTCAAGATTCACTTAGAAGATTCAACTGAAGCAATTTATGAATTAAAAGCAGTAGCACCAGCATCGTTGGCAAATACATCCAACCAATTTTGTGTACAAATTACGCTAGATGACTCAACTGTGGCTTATGTAGAGAAATTCTACAATAACACAGTTCACTATGTTACGGCGGCAGGCGCGGCTGGAACAGTTCCTTACACATTAGGAACTGATATCTCTGGCTCAATTGCGGCAGGTAAAGGTAATATAGACATAGTATCTGAGTAATAGTCACTAGACACGTGCTTATAAGAATATTGGGGGAGTTTAGGCTCCCCCTTTCTTTATATAAATAATACTAACATGGCAAAAACTTTACGTACATCAGGTGATTACACCATTAAAACTGGCACAGGTGCTAGTGGGTCAAATTACGTTAATCTTGACTCAAGTAATACAAGAGTTATGGGTAATTTAATTGTTGATGGTACACGAACTGAATTGAATACATCAACTTTAAGCGTTGAAGATTCCTCATTACTTTTAAACAGAAATGCCTCAGGTGCTGATATTGACTCTGGTGTAATGATAGAGCGAGATGGTTCTAATAATGCGGCATTCTACTGGAACGAAGGTGATGATACTTGGAGAGCAGTTACAACTTCGTCAGGACCAACAGCAACAGCAATTGCCGATACAGCATTAGCAAAAATTCAGGTGGCGGAACCAGCGGCAAATTCAGATGCGGCTACAAAAAATTATGTAGATACCACAGCTAGTGGAGCCATATTATCAGGTTCAACAAACAATCAGGTTACAACTGTAACAGGTGCGAATGCTATAACTGGTGAAGCAAATTTAACATTTGACGGAACAACTTTAGGGGTAACAGGTGTTATTGATGCTGATTATGTAAGAATTTTTGATAATGAAATTACAACAAATGCCACAGATGCCAATTTAGAAATTTCAGCTAATGGCTCTGGAAATGTGGTAATTAATGGCATCAATTTTTTGACATCTGGAGAAATGATAAGTAAGAGTAAGGCTACGGCATTAGCGATAGCATTAGGATAAAAAGTATGGCAATAACAAATTTTCAAGTAGGAACCAGCGTTACAGCGGCTTTCACTGCTTCGGCGGCAGGAGGAACTGCGATTACAGTAATTTATATTACTAATAAAACTGACGGTGACGGAACAGTAGACGTTTACGTTACTCCAACTGGTGTATCAGCTACTGCAAATCATTTAGTATATTCACAATTAACTATTAAAGCTAGAGACACTTACATACTTGATACAGAAAAAATGATTTTAGAAAATGGTGCAAAAATTTGGATTGCGGCACCAGATTCGGCGGCACAATTCAACGCAACAATCTCAACTATAGAGTTATAATACCATGGGTAGGTTTGCTAAAAATCCAGTAATAGGCGACAATGCTGTTGGAGTTACTATTCCAAATGTAACAACTACACAAAGACCTGCAGGTGTTAATGGACAATTAGTTTACAACACAACAACATCAACATATCAATCTTATATTGGTTCAGCATGGTACAATATGTCAACTGCGGCTGGCGAAAAAACAATTACAATAGATAAATTTCAAGGTGACGGAACAACTGTAACTTTTGGTGCAGGAGCAGGTAATACATTAGACGGATCTACTGGAGCAAGTTTTACTCAAACTGTAAATAATGCAACAGATATTGTGGTTTTTGTTGGAGGTGTTTATCAAGTACCGACAACAAACTATACAGTATCAGGACAACAAATAACTTTTGGTTCTGCTCCACCGGCAAACGATGGTGCAACAAATGGTCATATAATTTCTATTATCCACGGATTACACAAATTAGGCGAGTAATATGCCTACATTTCCTAACGGGCATTTCAATTGGCTTTGGCCTTACGTATCAACACAAACATTAAGAACTGCAATAGACATAGGCGGCCACTTAGGAAACTGGACATTAAATTGGCACCATAGAGTAAAAAAAATTGAAATATTTGAACCTAATCCCGATGTACTACCTAAACTCAAAAAAAATACTAATACATTAAAAAATTGCACTGTACATGAAGTTGCTTTAGGTGATACTCCTGGAAAAGTTTCTATGCAATATGAAACTCATCTAGGCACCTACCATATAAAAGATCATAATGGTTCTATTAATTTACAAACACTTGACAGTTATAATTTTCAAAACGTAGATATTATAAAAATAGATGTTGAAGGATTTGAAGTACCTGTGTTGGAAGGTGCAAAAGAAACAATTCTTTCTAACAAACCATGGATACAGATTGAAGCAAATCATACTGGAGAACGTTACGGTAGACCTAAAAAGAAAATACTTGAAAAGTTAACGGAATTTGGAATGAAACGAATTGCTAAAGAGTGGCCTGATCAAATTTGGAAATTTTAAATTTTATTGAATAATTCCAAAAGGACGCCAGTTACCTGGTTTTCCACCATTAACACATACCCAACCAACTGGTTTATTAATTGAGGGCTTTTCATTCCACACAATTGATCCTGTGTTCCAACGACCTTCGCGAGGATGTTTCTCTCCTGCGGCAAATGTTCTTTCAGCAAATTTAATATTGCCATCAACTTCTAATGCTTCTCCTGGATATTTGACACCAACACCAAGTTGACCATACACAGATAATTTAACAGGCTTACCTGTTTCTGATCCAACTACTACATCACCATTAGCACGACAAGTTAATCTTGGCGTAAAATCTGTACCAATAGCAAATGCAACGTGAGTATGTGTTCCAACAAATGCATTCGCTTCTTGCATAGTTGTAAGAATTTCATAACCACCTGAATTTACTGAAAAGTCTGCCGATGGTGCAGTTGTGTTTACTCCTACTCTTCCATCTGCAACATATAAAACATTTCTTACTTGTAAATTTTTAAGTATACCTAACTCTTGCAAATAACTTTTTCTAACAGATTTTCCTAACGATTCTTTCCAAATTACTTCATTATGATTAACCATAATTGCATCTTGTACATTTAATTTTGGAACTGATGCTTGTACATATTGTAAATTTTCTACCTTTACTGTACCTTTAATGTGTAAATCTTTTGCAACTTCAACATAGTCGTCTTTAACTATAATTTGTGTTTCATTTGATTCATCTTTAATACCTGTTGATGTAAAGTTTGTAATTGTTCCCCCATCAATAACATCACCTGATACAGAATTTTTTTTGAAATCAACTTGTGATACTCTTACCGTAGATTCAGAAACTTTTTCAATTTTATTAAGGGGTAATAGTGTCATATAATGATTATTTAGTGCGGGTTATCTACCGTACGAATAATTGGTAAATATTGATGTAGTATTATGGCAATAACAAAGATAGCAGGAGAATTATTAGAATCTAATCTAATCCGTTCTACGGATCTAACATTTAATACAGATTTATTAGTGGTAGATGTAGCTAACGGTAGGATTGGTATAGGTACGGCTAGTCCTGGTAATTTTAAATTAGACGTTACTGGTAATGCTAGAATCACAGGTGACCTTACAGTTGAAGGTACAACAACCACAGTAGACTCACAAAATTTATCTATAGAAGACAACATGATTGTCTTAAACAGTTCAGGATCAATAGGACATAATTCAGGAGTAATGATTAACAGAGGTGGAGCAGGCAATAATGCAGTAATGTATTGGGATGAATCTATAGACAAATTTAAATTTGGAACAACAACAGCTGATGGTTCTACAACAGACGATTTTGCATCAGCACTAGCAAAATTACAAATTGGTGAACCAGCGGCAGATTCAGATGCATCAACTAAAAAATATGTAGATGATTCAATTACAACAGTAAGTTCATCTATACCATCATCGGGTGGAGCTTTAACTTTAGGCCTACCAACAGATTCAAGTTTTGGTGATGGCTCATTTACACTTAACAATGCTGGTACAGTTGTAGATGCAATTGATGATTTAAATGAAGTAACAGAAAATATTAGATTAAATTATTATGTAAAAAGTGTAACGTTTACAGCAGATACAACAGCGGCTGGTTCAGGTACAACAATAACATTAACAATTTCAACAGTAGGTGGAGGTGCAGACAGATATACAATTACTTGGGGTGACGGAAATACAACAACAGGTACATCTGATTCAACACCATCTCACACTTATACAGCAACTGGTACCATGTCGGTTACTGTAAAAGCATATGCCAACGGTGCAGTAACAGATTCATCAGGATCACACGCATCATCTACAAGATCAAATTATATTACAATTTACACAGCAACACCTGTTGTAGATTTTGAATTATATGATGTTAGTTCAGGTGGTTCAGCATTAACCGGAAACAATTTATGGGTAGTTGAAGGACAAACAAGATACATGAAAAATTTAACAACAAATACTTTAGCAGGTGCGGCCACAGTAGCATACGATATGACATGGGGTGACGGTACTGCAGATGAAACTATTGGAGACGGTGCAGTTGCAGGTGGATCGCAAGAAGATAGTGGAACATATCTATCACATACTTGGGGAGCAGGTACACATAGCAGTACAGGACAAGACACATTAATATTAGAATTAGATACACACAGTACAGCCAATCCAGCAGATATTCCAGCAACAGAAACAAAATCTAACTTTTTAAAAGTTTATGATGACGCTCCTTCGGCGCCAAATCATTTAGGTTCAAAAACAATAGCCATGAACGCAACAACAGGAACAAGTCCAAAACTTTGTTCTGGATTTAGTGAAAACGTATCAGGCTCTCCAACTTATTCAGCAGGAGATTCTGTTAACAGAATTACAACAGTTGATCCTGTTAGAACTGCATCACAATCAACTTATTGTTACAATGCCGCGGCCGGCACATTAACAGCATACGTAAACGGAAGTGCTGATGGAGCCATTTCATTAGGTGCTGGTGACCAAAGTGGTACAGCAACAAGTTTAACAATAGAATCAGAAAGTGATTATAATTTATTAGATGCAACAGGAGCCGCTACTTCTTTTGCAACAAGCATTTATTATCCAAATCTTTATAGTGGATTTAAAGCTATTGTTAGTAAAGCAACAAGCGGAATTAGTACAGGTGTAAACAGTTTTCAATTACAACACACATTAGGTAATACAAACGTTTTAGAATTTGTAAAAGATAATGTAACTGCAACACCTACTTCATCAATTGGAACCGTTTCACAAAGTGCGGCAGGAAATTTAAAATATGTTTCTGGAATCCCATATTACAATGATGGTTCACCTAGTTTATCGGTAGCAGGATCAACAATTACAAACTTTACAGGACAATGTTATCAAGACACATCGTCACCAGTTGAAATAGATCCAGGTACTAACTTAGAAAGTACATCTGGACACGTTATTGCCAATTTAGATTTTACATATGCAACTATTGGTGACGGTTCAACTACTGTTCCAGCAGTAAATCTTGGAGTAGGTAGTGCATACACACTTGCCACTCTTACAGTACCTCTTTTAAGTACTCAAAGACGTTCAATTCAACAAATTAAAATGAGAGCAAAGAACTGTAATGGAAATGGTTCTTATTCAGAAAGTTCAACAAAAATTCAAATGTATAGCAATACCCGTTTAGCACTAGACAACGAAAGTGCTGAAGGTTCACAAGCGGGAGTTATAGCAGTATCAGATTCTTTAGGGGCAACGTTTGATGACGATGCCGTTAGAATTGCAGGGTTCGGTGCCTTGTCAAGTGACAATCCATCACTATTTGATTCATCTAATGCCAATTACTACACAGATTCAGCATGGTCTGGAGCGGTTACTGTGGCGGGCACCAACGAAGCAATATCAAGATTTGGAACAATTAAACACTTTACAACAGATTTAAGTAGTGGTTATCTTCCAGCCGGACCGGACTTAAATACCGGCAGGTCAGGAGCTCAGTATTATACTTTTGCATTTAGACGAGCAACAGTTTCACAATTTTCAATTACAATGTCAGGCAAAGTATCTGGTATGTGGATTAATCTTCCAGGTGCTTCAACTGACACAACAGCATCTCCAACTAATGGTTGGTTAGATTGTTCAACACAATACAATGGTTCTGGAGTTCCAGGAACAGGTGTAGGAGGAAACGGAAGTGCTGGAGTGGCAAAAACAGGTGGCGATAGAGTAGTTGATAATACAACTTATTCATCAGAACAATTTACATTTACACTTGGTACAGAAAGTATGTCTAATTCAACAGGTAACAATTGTTTAGTAAGAATTTTATTAAATTCTGGCGATAGCATAACAGCATTGTCAGTAGGAGTAGCAGAATAATGGCAATAACAGACGCAAAAAAAGTAGATTATCTTTGGAAGAAATTAGGTTATGGTACAACTAAAACTGACACCAATGCTAATAAGGCGGCACCTAATGAAGCCATTGCATCTCCATTATTATTAAGAGGTGATAAAGTTTGGAACCAAGCAAACGGAATTCCAACAACAATGCCAGGATCAAGTGCAGATGTTGTAACAGTTTATCCTACAGGTACTCCAACTGAAGCAACAGAAGATAATACAGCAACAGCAAGTAGATCATGGAAAACAAATTTAACAGATTGGATTCCACCAGAATTTGGTGCAACATATGGAGTTATAGTTTATATTCACACATCATCTGATGCGGGTAATGCCGCTTCGGGTGGAACTAGAGTATTTGCCGCAGGTTCAGGTAACAATGATGAATTCTTTTTTGATTATCAATCTGGTGTATTGCACTTTATCGGTACTAACTTACCTAACGGTGTTTCGTTTTCAGGCAAATCAGTTTATGTTTCTGGTGCAAGATATACAGGAACAATTGGTGTTGCAAGTTTAAAAGCAGATACAGGTAATTTTACACTTTCAGGATCTACAATAAACCAAGATGTTACAAATGCTGATTTTACATTAGGTACATCAGGTACAGGAAAATATCTATTCAGCTCTGATACTGGTATTGTTTTACCTACAGGTACTACTGCACAACGTCCAACAGCTGAACAAGGTGTAATGAGATTCAATACTACAACTGGAAAATATGAAGTATCTCAAGATGGTTCTACTTGGACAAATTTAAAAACAGATCAAACTGAACAAGATATTACAAAAGATGTAATAACTGGCGATGGCTCAACTACTAGTTTCGCAACAATGACTAAATCGCCTGCAGATGCTAAAAATATTATTGTCTATATGGATGGTGTAATGCAAGAAGCCACACAAAATTATACTATAAGTGGTAACACTCTTACATTTGGTGAAGCACCACACGCCTCAGCACGAATAGTTGTAATGCATGGATTTGCAGAAGAACCTGTTTAATCTATTGTAACACCAGTTGATGTATAAACAACATTAAAATTTTGTAATTGTCCAGTAATAATATTCATTATATCTAATTCTGCAACAATTTCCCACTCAAATTCGGGTTGCCTTATAATAAAATCATAAACATCTTGACCTGATTCAAACCAAAGTCTAATACCTGTCATTGAATGATTATTATCAATATAAAAAGATTTACGACAAACAATTTTTAATACGTTCGAAACTTTTTCTCTAAAACGATTCATTTGTTCTACAAGATCTGGACGTTCTGTTAACGTTTCTACTGAACGATTACGACATATAGCCGGCCATCTTAATTTTAAACTATATTTGTAAAATTTATTTTCTGGCATCAATTACTTCCTGATATTTTATATACGTATCACAAAAACAATTGTCTAACTCATCTAATTTCTTTATACGTGGACTACAAATATTTGCAAATCTTATGTCTGGATTGGATATTATAATACTTTTTAATCTTGTAAGTTCTATTGGATTATTCAAATCATAACCTAATAAAAATATAACTTTTGGTTTAAGATATACTGCTAACATTAATGATAAGCATTGTGGAGTACAATTATTGGGATTAATTTCTAATGTTTTTATACCAGGAAACTCGGGTAAACAAGTTACTTCATTAAAAAATATATATTTCTTAAACAGCTCTTCTGGAACAAGTATGTTAGTACCTTGAAAATTAGCCGAATTTAACATATCTTGTAAAATTGTCTCTGAATTACAGGTTGCATATGCAAAATTAATACTTTTATTACTATTAGCTGATGCTATTACAGGGCCTATATGCATGGATTCATGCAAATCAAAGCCAATTGGCAGATTTCCAACGATTGTTACGTAATTATTTTTCATTATGTTAAGGTATTTAACGACACGATTATAGACAAATCAAATAAATATCAATAGTTTTGCAAAAACAATTATCGATAATTAAGGGGAAAACAACATGGCAATAGGAAGAATAACAGGGCAAATGCTTTCAGCTAACTTGGCACGGTCAGGTACTGATTTAGCATTTGAAACAAATTTATTAGCCTTAGACGTCAGTAATAGTAGAGTTGGTATAGGAACAGCCAGTCCGGCAACTACATTACACATTTCGGCTACAGACGCAGTTAGAATAGCATCAGGTACAACAGCACAAAGACCTGGTTCACCAGCACACGGTGATCTAAGATACAACTCAACACTTGCAACAATTGAAGGATATTCAAACAGTGCTTGGGCTAACTTGGCATCTGGTTCAACAATTCAAGATGCTGACGAAGACACAAAAATACAAGTTGAAGAAAGTTCAGACGAAGATTTAATCAGAATGGATATAGCAGGTTCTGAAATTTTACAAGTAGGCGCTTCTGGTTTAACATTCACAGCAGGTGGAGTTGTAGGTAACTTAACAGTTTCAGGTAACTTAACAGTTTCAGGAACTACATCAACACTTTCAACTACAAACACAGTTATCGCAGATAACATTATAGAATTAAACACCGGTATATCAGCTAGTACAAACGACGCAGGTATTATCGTAGAACGTGGTTCTACAGGTGATAATGCGACATTGACTTGGGATGAATCAGCAGACCAGTGGGTAGTTGGAACAACAACTGCCACAGGTGCAGATAAATCAGGTGGAATATCAGTAACAACAGGAAATATGTTATTGACTAACACTGGTGGAGCAAGTTGGACAACGGCTTGTGTATTCAATGATGCATCAAGTAACGATTTAGACTTTAGAATGGAAAGTGCGGCAAACACACACGCTTTCTTTTTAGATGGATCAGCAAATGCAATTGGTATTAACAACAGTGCACCAGTTTATGAATTGGATGGCGGTGGTTCTACTAACGCATGGAGATTCCCAGTAGGTAATACTTCACAAAGACCAACAGGTGCAACAGGTGTTATAAGATTTAACAGTGAAACTGGAGCATACGAAGGTTGCACAGACGGATCAACATACGTATCACTAGCAACATCTAGTTCTACAGCACCAACTATATCTAAAGTATCAGCAACTGGAGACGGATCAACAACAACATTCGCACTTTTTAGTACAGCGCCGGCGGCGGTGGCTAACGTGCTTGTGTTCATTGATAACGTTTATCAAGAACCAACTGAAAACTATACAGTATCAAGCACAAATATAACATTTACTTCGGCTCCGCACAGTGCGGCTAGAATATTTGCTATAACTGGCTTTGACAATACTGCATTAGTAACAGGTGGAATTGCTAGAACAGAAACAAGTTCAGTTAACTTTACATCATCTGCAACTAACATTTTAACATTTAACGGGTCAACTTACAGGTCAGCAGAATTATTCATTACTTTGCAAGATTCTGCAAATACTGAATATGCTTGTATGAAAGCTAACGTGGCTCACAATGGTTCAACAGCATTCGGAAACGTATATGGTGTTGTAAACACTGGATCAAGTGATTTAGGAACACTTACATTTGTTTATAACTCGGGTACAGTTGAAATTAAAGCAGTATCAAGTGGTGGCGTAACAGCGGCTACTGTACAATACTCATTAATGGCGTAATTAGTATAGTATAATATAACCTTATAGATAATTTTAAACGCTCTAACGATAAATATTGTTGTTAGAGCGTTTTTTTTACGACTAAAATCTCTAACACTTTAATAATATCATGCGGGAGAATGAACCATGACAACACGTAACTTTAGAGTTAACACTGGATTAGAAGTAGGTGATATAGTAATATCAGCTAGTGCTAATACCATTACTGGCGGATCAACAGCGGCACCTAGTGCTGACGGTCAGTTTGCCAATAAAAAATATGTTGATGACGGTCTAGCAGGCCTTTCACAGACATCGATTAGTTCAGGAACAACTAACATAACTGTGGCTTCAACAACTGCAACTACTACAATTAGTGGTAGTGCGGCCTTAACAATTGACGGTACTAATACAAGAGTACACGGTAACTTAATTGTTGACGGTACAAGAACTGAGTTGAACACATCAACAGTATCAGTTGAAGATAATATCATTGAAGTAAACAGAGGAATATCATCTAATAGTGGTATGCCAACTTACTCAGGTATTAAAGTAAACAGAGGCGAAACATCAACAGCAACAGAAGAAGATTTATTCTGGGTATGGGATGAAGCATTTGCAGATGACGGTACAACTACTTACGGTAACGCAGGTGGTGCCTTTACAGCATTGAGATCTGCTACGGCGGCTCCAACAGCAACAGAGGCTAATTTAGTCGATATACGATGTAACGTAATACACGCGACATCAACTTCGGCTCAATACGCGGACGTTGCCGAGCGTTTCGAAGCAGACGCTCCTATGGCAGAAGGTGCAGTAGTAGAAATCGGTGGTGGAGAAGAAATCACCGAAGTATCAACTGAACTTTCAGAAAATGTTTTTGGTGTAATTTCAACTAAACCAGCATATGCCATGAACGCAGGTGCAGGTAACAGTGATTCACATCCGTTTGTTGCAATGACAGGAAGAAGTCCTGTTAGAGTAACAGGTCTTGTTGAAAAAGGACAAAGACTAGTTTCCAGTTCAATTAAAGGTACTGCAAGAGCAGTAGCTAATGGTGAAACAATTACTCCTTTCCATGTAATCGGAAGAGCTTTAGAAAGCAAATCTGATGCAGGTATTGGATTGGTAAATTGTGCAGTGAGAACTAACAACTAATAAATACTAATACTTTTTAGTAAAATTAAAGGCGGTCTTCGGATCGCCTTTTTTTTATCCCGATAAATACAATTACTGCTGTCAGTCGGCAATGTAAACGAGACTGTGTGTAATGTATTGTTACACTAACATATTAAAGGAGACCTAGAGTTATGGCTATAGGCCGTATATCTGGATCAGTACTAAAGTCTAACCTTACAAGGAATGGTACCGATCTGGCTTTTGAAACAAATCTACTTTATCTTGACGTCACGAATAATCGTGTAGGTATAGGTACTTCTTCCCCATCAACAACATTAGACATAAACGGAACAGTAAACGCAACAACAGTAACAGCAGGCACACTAACAGCTTCTGGTACAGGTACGGATGCATTATTAACATTAACTACTACAGAAGCAAGTGCATCAGCAAGTCCAATTATAGCATTAAAAAGAAATAGCGGAAGTCCAGCAGGCTCAGACAATTTAGGAACAATAAAATTTTTAGGTGAAAATGCGGCTGATCAAGAAGTTGAGTATGGAAATATAACCTCTAAAATTTTTAGTACAACTGACGGATCTGAAGCTGGAAAAATACAAGTTCAGGTAATGAGCTCTGGTGCTCTTACAAATTCTATGCGTTTTGAACCAGAAGGAATATTTTTAAACACATCAAACACTATTATTTTTGAAGGTGCAACTGCTGACAATTACGAAACTACATTAACAGTTGTAGACCCAACTGCAGATAGAACAGTATCTTTACCCAATGCAACAGGTACAGTTGCGGTTTATGCCAGCGACGGAAGTAATGGACAAGTATTACAAACTGATGGAAGTGGAACATTATCATTTGCAGAAGCAGGTGGTGGTGGCGGTGGAAACAACACAGCAGTAAAACAATTTAATTATTATAAACTTACAACAACATCAGCAGTTATAGATGAATTTGATATAGGAGAATTTAGAGGTGCTGTTTATGATATAGGTATAGAAGAAACTACTAATAATTTTATTGGACACGTAAAAGTTTCTGTTGTACATAATGACTCAACTCCTTATGTTACAGTATATAATGTTAACGAAGACAGTACAAGAATAGTAGATTTTACTGTGGCAATATCAGGAGATATGTTACAATTATCTGCGGCAACTAATAGTTCTTCACACACAAATTTAAGAATACACAGAATTGCATTAGGAGACCATCATGAGACAGTTGCAAATACAAACTCAAAAATTATTGCAACAAGTACAGCAATAGGTTCTACTGCAACTACATTAGATCAATTTACAAAAACAGATATACAAGGTGCAAAATATATTATATTAATAAAAGATTCAACACAAGGTGACTACCAAATTTCAGAAATGAGTATGACTCATAATGGAACAACAGTTTTCTTTGATGATTATGCAAAAGTATCAACTAGAAGTGCTTATGGATATACTTTTACAGCAACAATTTCATCAGCAACAGTAACATTATCAGGAGCATCAACAGTTGGTACAACTGGTACTGCAATATTATATAGACAAGATTTAGGATCTAAAACAAAATTAGGCGAAGTAGATAATCATTTATACGGTAAAAAAAGTGATATGGATTCTACTGTTGAAACAGTAGATTCATTTGATGTATTCAAATACAAAACTGCAAGATATTTTATAAATGTAGGAAATTCTGGAAGTACTGAATATCAGAATTCTGAGATTGTTATGACTGTTAATGCGGCAGGTACTGATACAACAATATCTGAAAGTGTAATATACACAGGAAATAATACTCTTACAACATTTTCAGCAGATGTTTCTGGAGGCAAAGCAAGATTAAGAGCATCTAGTTCTACTAATAGTGTAATTTATTTTGCAAGATTAGGAATGGAAGCCGATAATATTTACAGAGCAAACGCACAAACATCAGATGATTTATATATTACACACAATAATATTAATTTAACAGCTGAAATGCTTGACTTATCTGGCGCTACAGGATCATTAAAACTACCTTCTGGTACAACTGCACAACGTTCAACAGGTGCCGTTGGTATGTTAAGATATAACACAACAACAAGTACGTACGAAAGATATGACACTAGTGGTTGGACAGCAATTACAACAACTTCTTCAACTTCAGATTTAAGTGATACAACAACAGGAAATAAAACTTCTGTTGGTACATCTGCAACAAACATTGATACATTTGCTTCAAGTTCTTTTGATTCAGCATTTTATCTTGCAGTAACAAGAGACGAAATTAATGATGAAACTGCCACAGATCAAATAAGTTTAGTACACAATAATACAACGGCATTTGTTGCATCTGGTGGTGGTGTGCGATCAGGAGATAATGATCATATAACATATACAGCAGACATTAGTGCTAGTACAGTAAGATTAAGAGGTACAGGTTCAAGTGATGTAAACTCTATAAAATATTTTAGAATTGCGATGGGTGACAGTACAAGTGCTACGTCATCAGGTAACACTGCAATTGTATTAAACACAGATGTTGATAGTGCTGTAGAAAATATAGATACATGGGCTCATGCTTCTTACAGAGGTGCAAAATATTATATTAGTGCAAACAATTCATCAAAAACTGAATTACAAAATATAGAATGTTCAGTTGTTCACAACGGAACAACCGCCTTTATTGCAACATACAACGACGTATACACTGGTAATAATGCCTTGATAACATTGACAGCAGATATTAGTGGAAGTGATGTAAGATTACGTGCAACAGGAAATGAACCAAATACTGCTGTTAAGATGTTTAGAATTTTATTAGGAGATTCAGAATCAGACACAACTGGTGACAACACAAAAGTTGTTGGTGCAGTAACAGTATCATCATCTGCAACAGCAATAGATACTTTCTCAAGTGATTCATACACCGGTTCTCACTATGTTGTAGTTGGTTACAACTCAAGTGAGTCTGGTACACCAGCATCTGTTTCAGAAGTATATGTAGTACACGACGGAACAACTGCTTACGTAAGTTCAGGACCAATTGTATCATCAAAAGGCACAGACCAATTAACATTTACAGCGGCATTATCAGGTACAACTGTAACATTAAACGCATTGAGTACAAGTGGAGGTTCTACAACTGTTAATGCTTTTAGAACA